ATTTATTGAAACTTACCAAGTTATTCTACAACTTTTGGATAAACTCTGATACCCCCGTTAAGCATAGATATAATCTGTGCTGCTACATAACTACCAATTATATTATGTCCGTCTAAAGTTGGGTGAACTTTAACCGTACCATCAACTCTTCGCCAATCCTCTTCAAGATTATCTCCGTTTCTCAATCCACATTTTCGACCAACATCAATAACAGGTAAAAGATAATGTTCTGCAAGTTTTTCCGTTTCAACTCTCATTTGTTCTATAGTATATCCAGCTTCTACAATAGGGTATCTTTCTAACTGGGTTAATATAAATATTCTTGCTTTCCAAGAACATTTATTGATCATCGTTTCCAATACCCAACGGAAATTATCCATAAGTGTATTACTGTTATAACATTCTTCCATAGATTTCTTAGTAGCTTCTTCTGTACTACCCAAGGGAACTTTTCCACCCCAGTCGTTAATACCACCCATTAATGTGATAATACCTTCATACCCTTGTGGTATATTATCAAGTTGTTTGCCAATCCAATATATACCATTTTTTGCAGATGCAAACCCAGCACCTCCGACTGCGCAATATTCAACTGACCTGCTATGCAGTTTTTCAGCAACAGTTCTTGTGTAAGAACCACTTTCTGCCGATATTGAGTCACCCAATGATTTATAATCAAGTGTTTCGCTTACATCTAGTTTACAGTTATATAAACTTGCTACATAGTCATTTATAGCTTCCTTTTCACCTATGACTCTCAATATCGTTTTTCCTACACCGCCATATACATCATACCAACTTGCAATACAATACTTAGCATCGTTAGGTGGTGTAATAACTCCAAGCGTTGAGCTTGTATAAGTATTACTTGTTGTATATGGAAGAATATGAGTTTCTATACATATAAAGTCTTTATCATAAAAACACAATGCAGGTGTTTCCTTTGATTTATTCGGGAGTACACCATATATAATATATTTTAATTTTTTATCGACTGGAAATAATCTTGTTGATACTGTTAAAATTCCAGTATTGATTATATTATCAGGTATTCCACTTGGAAGCATTTTCCTTTCTCTACAATACCCTAATTTATTCAAATCTATATCGTGCTGCCCCAATAGGGTATCATCACCCTCATAGAATGTTTTTAACTGATATTGCTTATTAGCTTCTGTGTCCTCAAAAAATCCAACATCTCGCCTAACTCTAACGTATTTTGCGTTCAAAGGCAAAAACCAGCAAGAAAAGAATGGTGTAAAGTTATTGCTAGGCATTTTCATTTTTGTCGGAATTATATCTTTATTCTCATCAAATATCATTAAGTCTAATTGGGACGTAGAATTAAATAACAAAACTCTACTTCCAAGTTGGTCAATATCCAAATAATCTGTTGAAAGCGAAGTACCTATCGTAGTTGGCAATTCTATCGGTGTATAGGTTATATAATCTTCTGTTTCCCACCAATCCTTTTTGTTAAAATTAAATAGCATATCGCAATTACCTATATATCCTACTTTGCCATTACTTCTTTTCCAATTTACACAATTACACCAATTTGTATTTTCAAAACTACTTCCTATATATGTTTCTTCTGAAACTTTTCCATTTTCGTCTGTATATCTTATAGTTTTTCCATTCTGTCTAAAGTTAACTGGAATATACATTCTTGTTAATAATGGGTTGTACTTATAGGGTGTATCATATACAGAACTTTCTATTTTCTGCGATAAATCTTTCCAATTAGAATTGATGTTGCCAAATGTATTATCATCAAAAGCTGTCCCTATAAACTCTTCATACGCATACTCATCTGCACCAAACTGCTTTACTTCTGTTCTAAAATCTAACCAGCAACCATCAAAATTATGATAAGCGAAAGGAAAATTTGTTCTATTACCGATTTGTTTAGCGGTAAATACAACTGTTGAACCTATTTTGGTAATCAACCAATTTTCAGATGTCACATTGCTTACGATTAATTCCGCAATTCTTTCTGATGTATTATCTGTACTTTCCGTCTGAATTTTAACAACCTTTCCGTCAATTTCGACATTTAAAGAACCACCTTTATTCCCTTGTGGGTAGCCTATGATGTACATGTATATAATTGTCGGTAATTGCTTTTTATAGTACAGTTTTATTCCTTGCTTTCTTAATCTTGTAGGAATTTGAATACGTGTTTGTCTTACATCTACTTTCCACTGTAATGGCATATATAAAGAATTAGCCATATAAGTAGTATTGACAACAATATCCCAATTAGCATCTTGGCTCCAATAAATATCTTGCGTTTTTGTATTAACATATTGTTCGTTTACCCAACCTTTTTCAGGATTCTGATATGATATAACCAAACCCTCTTTTCTTTCTTGTAAAAGAACTTGCTTCCGTGTAGTAGCAACATCAGTATTCCATTCCAATATCTTATTTCCACATTCTTCAATTTTATTTTCTAGCTCGGTAAGTTCTTCCTTGGTTGCATACCCGGCATCGATGGTACCGCGGAAAGCCCATCCGGGGTTCTGGAAGCTGAAAACCTTTCCGTTATCTGCGGATTCAGGATCTTCCTGATTGTAGATGTTAACCAGCATTCCGCGACGGAGAAGAACGCCTTTATCGTCTTTCGGTGCGGTGGAGTCTGCTTCCATGGCTGACACGGATGTGTAGGTTTTGCGGATTCCCAGTGAGCTTCCGTTAATCTCCACATTCTCGATGTATTCTACTATGTCGTTGCTCAGCTGGCCGACTTCTTCCGGAGTTACTGAGTCTATCTTTGTCTTTTCTGCGAGCGCAATGGCGCGTTTTTTTAAATCTGTTGCTGTCATAATTACTGTGCTGTTTGATATAAACCATACAAATAAGCTGTTGCTCCACTTTTTGCAATAGACATTGTACCAACTCCCTTGTATATTGTTTTGTCATTAGCAGTTGCTATTACAATGTATTTTTGGTCTGTCTCTGATACAATCTCTAATACAAATTCTATGTCTGTAGCCATGTTTTGCCACTGTCCGTTATTGTACATATTTTTTGCAAAGTTGGAAGTAATAAGCCCTGTCATATTATTCACTCTAACAGACTTATATTCTTTTAATTTTGCAATAATATCATTCAAAGATGAAGAGGAACCGTCAATTAATTCTGTATAAGCCTGTGTCTTTTTTTTAAGAGTTGAAACATCTTCTTCCAATGAAGGAAGTCTAGTGCCAGAATTATATGATTCAAGTGTTGATACTTTACCTTCCAGGTCAGTAACTCTTCCATCTGCTTTTGATGCAGTCTTCAGATCAATCCAAGCCACTGTGCCGCTGGTATCCGTACTAAGGTATGCTTCATACTGCTTCTTCACTTTGTGAACCTGCTGGTTTTCGAACGTTCTTTCATCCGAAAGCACCTCACGGAAACAAAGTTTGTTGCTTCCGATGGCTCCCAGCGCAGGAACCTGGTACAGCTTACCTGATATAACCACGCCACCTTCCACTACATTCTCCTTTCCACTGTCAAGGCAGCCCCACAATATGCAGTTGTCTCCGTATGTGCGGACCGCTGTATCAATCATGCATTTAAGACTGTTCTGCATAAACGACAAGTCGTCTGCCCATACATCTTGTCCGCCGTCGTAAGTCACTAAGTAATCATTCATAATCGTAAATGTTTATTGTATAAACCCGTCCTGCGGGCTTGTTATATTCTACTATATTTTTTATCTCTTCTATTCTGTCTTTCAAATAAGAAGGCACTTTTACTATGAATTTAAGCTGCCCGTTCTCTGTTCCATTTTGCAGATAAGTATGCTTCTGAGAACCTTTATAATAGAAGTAACAGCTAGGAGACTCATTACGCAGATAAACAGAACGGTATAATCCTGTTATATCAGTGATATTAATATCCTTGTTCTGCAACAGGAAGTAATCATTCAGCGCCTTCTCGATGTAGATTACCTGGCCGTTCACGCTCAGCCGGCTGTCGCACAGGTCACGATACTTCATCAGTTCATCGTGAAGGTACGATATGGGAAGCGTCAACACTTTCAGAAACGCAAACATCTTCTTCTTCCTGAGAGGAGGAGGAAGAAGAAGAAACGCAAATTTGAATATGTCAATTTTGTACCACATAGCTTACTGTATTAGATAGATCTTCTGCAATGAAGCAGCCGGACTCTGCCGTATAGTTGTTACCTGTGACCACTGCATACGATTCGCCGGTGCTTGTTTTGGTCTGTACGGTTCCCAGTTCCACATCGGTCACTCCCTGCACGTTCTGTATCGCGTCTACGCACTTGGTCTTGTTGAATGTTCCTCCGTACACTATTCCGGCCAGATAGGCGTTAATGGCATCCTCTACGGGTTTTCCTCCACCGTCTATGCGTGTGCCGTCTGAGGTTAGTATCTGAGGGTCGTAGTACACTTTTACGGAAATCTTGATTTTGTCTGCCGGAAGACTGCGTATGCTGAGGAATACACCTGCTATTTTAACGCTGTTCATATAGCTTTTAAAAGCCGTTAGAACGTCTTCAGAAAGCGGAGTGGGAAGATTGTTTTCCTGACCGGATACAAGTATCTGTATCGTGTTGCCTGCATCCTGAACAGCACAGTATTTTACCACCTGCTTGGCCGTGTCAGATACCGGATAACGGAAAGCGTGTGTCTGTTCGTCATACTCCAGCGCATCGCCGTACTGGAATGCGAGTGCCTGGGCGTGATACCATCGGACGGTAGGAACGATGCTCTGTGCAATGCGTTCGTCTACGTCCTGCTTGTGCGCATCGAACATCACTTCCAGGGCATAGGCACAGGCAGCCACGATGTAGATAAGAATATTCTCTATGGATACGGTGCTGAAGGTGTTTTCCCATGTGGCATCTTCTCCCGTGATGCCATACGCTTCGCGCAAGGTGTTGTCCTCCATGAAGCGGTCGGTCATCGTCTTTTTTATTTCTGCGATTGTTCTTGCCATATCATACAAACTGTTCTGTAAATTGTTCCGTGAATATCTTCAGCCGCACCTCGCTGTCGGATGTTTCGGAGGTGGCTGGCGACACATTGTTAGCCTTGCAGTATTCCTGCATTTCCCGGTTTATAACTACGTCCGGCACACTGACCGTCATGCCGGACGTAAGTTTTTCGGTGGGGCTTATGTCGTTCTCGCGTGCCAGGATGAAGACCCCTGCGAGGTCTCCATATTCCTGTATGGCGATGTCGGCGAGTGTCTGATTAGGTAGCACCGTCACGTTCATGTCTTTGTCCTCCACATTATCCTTATGAGTATCAGTATCGCGCCTGCCCAGATAATTGCCGTCGTGTACCAGGGCTTGGACTCCTTGCGTTCCGCTTTCACGGTAGATACTTCCTGCTCTATCCGGTCCATCCTGCTATTAATATGGGTTATCTCGGCAGACATGGTTTCTATCTTCGTATCGGTCTGCGAGGTATCTCTTCTGTCTTCCTGGGTGCTGCTGTTCACAGACCCCGTCGTTATGCTTGTAGGATATTGCTTCCCGGTAGAATCAGGCGGTGAATACTCCGTGCGTTCCCAACTGGCCGTAACCTCCTCCAGCTTCTGCCACCAGCTGGAAGAAATTTCCTTAATCATCTCCTGCGTATGCTGATAGCTGCTGTCCGATACCTGCGTGTCGGTCTTCGTATCCGTCTGCTTGTCGGTGGTGGCATCCAGTTTCATGGGAGGCTGCGACTTGCAGGCCGTCAGCATCAGTGCCAGGGCTACAAGCAGCAGAAAGCTTTCCATCCACTTGTATGCCTTATCGAGTAGTCTTTCCATCATAACAGTATCAGGTTAATAAAAATGATAATGAATCCGGTTATCTCCAGCCAGAACGCGGGCCTTGCATATACTATCTTATTCCACAAATCTGACTGCATGTTATCGGCCATCACGTGCCGCACGATGTAGACTATCGGAAGAAGCCAGGTAATCAGGAGCCAGGGATTCGTACATGCCACCCACGCCTGCGTACTGAGCAGAAGAAGTGCGGTACCGCAATAATGGATAATGCCTTCCGTTCGTTCCTTGAATCGGGGTGAAAGTGTAATGATTATCATTCCTATTAATGCCAGGAACACGAGGAACTGAATGTTTTCAGGAGTTCGTAAAACAGCCGACCCAAAGAAGGTAATACCGTTAAGCCCCATGCAGACGGAAAACCATTTCGGGTGCTCCAGCCGGTAATAGGTTTCAGAGATTGAATAAGGAATACCGCCTGTCTTGTAGATTACCACTGCGGTATAAATGGCGAAAATCAACGCCGATATGATTCCAAAGATTGTTTCCATATTGATTCTTTTTAAAGTTCTACAAAGCTTTCCATCCATCCAGCACATCCTGCTGCACAGCAGGAATACCGTTTTCCACCAGGCTGATAGCAGAAGCAAAAGCACACATCGTCGCCTGATCATTCACATTTGGTTCGAATGTGGTAGGCACCTGCATTTCACGGCAAACGGCTGAGATGTAGCCCGATGTGTGATTCTCCGTAGCGGGTGCCCATCGGTTGATGTATTCCGCGATGGTGCGGCATCCGTGCAGACGGTGGTAGTTCTGAAGCGTGCGGATCAGTGCGCGATAGCCCCACATGGGAGCGATGAACTGGAAAAATGTTCCGTCCGTCTGTTCCTGGCGAAGTCCCTGCCATTTATCTTTACTCAGCCGGATGTTTCCCGGATTATTGTTGCGTAAACCTCTTGGTAACTGTGTCATTTTGTTTCCTCCTCTTTCTTTTCTTGGTCTAAAAATTGTTGTAAATAAGGTATCTTCCGTACCACTTCGAAGCTAAGCACATAATACATGAAGTTCAGCGGCCTGGAGTGAGGGAACAGCTTTCGCATGTTCCGAAGTGTGTTCACCCCGTAGAAGTAGCACACGGCATACACGATGCCTGTAATGCACTGCAAAGCCCCGTCCAGGTTCTTCATTTTCTCTCCGATAATGTAGATGCTCAGCACGATTACGTAGAACACGAATGTTTCTAATAGGCAGTGAAAGAACTTCCGGTTGTTGAACCGTTCGTGTTTGGCCACAATGCCGGCAATGAGTCCGGCCAGACAGTTAATCGCGAAGATGAAGAAGATGACAAACACCATGTCCTTCACCGGTGCGAAGTATGCCAGCGTGATGCTGAATAGCGTAGCCAGCATGTTTTTGATTCCTGTAATGATTTCCATACTTTCAGTTTTCATTTTCTGATAAAATAAGTTGAATGTTCTCTTCCAGTTCATTGTAGTCCACTCCTGCGCGTTCCAGATGCAAGCGAATCTGCTTTTCTATCTTTGCACGATTGGCAGAGGAGCGTATATACCTCAGAAGGTTAGGACCCAGTGCCGGGTCTTCCTTCCATTCACCCTGATTCATTCCCAGCACGATGGCTGCACATTGAATCGTTGTATCTCCAAGCGTAAGTCCTTCCTGTATCAGCAAGTCTCCGCTGTCGTCAAGCATTATTCCTTTCATCATATCAGTGCGTCACTTTAGTGTCCTCATAATCCTGTTTATTCAGTTCGCTGGCTTTCGATGTGACCGCAGCAGCGGTTCCCGTCTGTGCCGTAGCAGAACCCGTGGTGCTCACCTGGTGAGTGTGGCCATTGAATGTGCGTACCAGTTCGTTAATCTTATCGGTAAGTGTGCCGATGTTAATCAACCCTCCGTTACTTCCTCCGTTTATCACGATTTCAGCCGATGCGGTGATTCCCATCTTCTCCACTTCAGTAGCCGATATGAGAAATGCATCCGAAGACTGTCCTTCCACTATACCCACCAGGCATAAAGAACCGGATTTAGGATACAATATCACCGAACCTGCACCCAGCTGAATATCGTAAAACTCCAGCCCGTCGGTCACTCCCTTTGCATCCATTGTCTTCTCTTCTGTATTCACTGAAAGCACTTCCACCCATACCAGCGTCGCCTTTGTTTGCCCTGGAAGCTTAGACATAGCCTGCTTCAATTCTTCATCCAGTGTCATTCCGCACGTCCTCCCAGTTCTACTTTTTGACGGTAAGTAGCATTGTCAGAAAATGTCTTTGTCACTTTCTCGATAAAGTATTTACCATCCATTTCCGGCGTGATCATGCTTTTCAAATCCATCACCATGCCAAATCGAACGGAAGGAATACCGAACAGTTCCACTCCACCTTTGTACTTCTGTTTTTTCAATCCCTCATAGTATCGTTCCGCAAAGTCCTTCAGTACCTCCAGCGTAACCTTCTGGTCTTTGTCGTTGTAAGTAAGACTTACGGTTTCAGCACCCTTTGTTCCTGCTTTTGCTTCCAGCTTCTTTCCACCCTTAAGGATAGCCAGTGCTGTCACTTCGTAGTCGCCTTCCGTGTGCTGTAAGTCCTGGCTTACCGCCTGCTTCTCCAGTTCGATACGTACTTCCGGAAGCTGCACGTTATCCGTGTACACATTTCCGCAGTAAAGCGTCTTACCGACAAAGTAGCTGTAAAGCCCTGTCTTCTTCTGAATGTCATCAAGAACGGCAGAAACCAGCACATTCGAATACCTTACGGCTCCCAGTTCCGTGTCACCGAAGGAAGTCACTATCTCATATCCCGGACAAAGGTCAGCCAGAAGATTTCCAAGCGTGACACTCTTCTTTGAATACGATACTGACCTTCTTTTCAGCTTGTACATCTCATCCTCACAATGCAGTTTCACCGGTATTCCGCGTGATACATTCTGCACATATCCTTCGAATTCTGTTAAATAATTCCCGTTGTATCCAAGCTCTATTTTCACCGCATCTCCAGGCTGGAAATAAGTGAATAAATCCTGACCTGAGAAAGTTCTTATTTTCCGGGGAATCACAATGTCAGCAGTGTCGGTCAGCATCTTCCACGAGCTTGCTATTTCTACGCTAGTCACATAGAAAAGCTTCAGTTCCGTTCTGCTGTCAGTAGCAGGGAACGTAATTCTGGCACACATCGCATAACTCATACTTTTTGTATATAAGGTTGGTCACTTGTAGCCTGAATCGAGAAAGAATACATTTCAGGAATTCCCTGTACAGGAGATAGCTGAAAGTTTTCCATCACGATGGCCGTTATTCCTTTATTCAGGAAAAGGTCACCTGTCACGCTGATGCTGTCGGCTAAATCGCGGAAAAGAACAAGTGCGTGAGCCTGTTCCTCGTATGTTTTCTGTGAATCCCTTGAATTATCCGTAAGACAGAATCCGCGTATGTTGATATTCCAGTCATTGATACCGTATATTTCCTTCACGGTTCCTTTAGCACCAAGCACCTTTGTTTTCGATACGTTCATATCCCGGCTAAACTCTACCAGCGTAGCCGCAGGCATCAGAAAGTCGCTCATGCTGACATCTGTCAATTCTCCCTGATCACTGTAGTGCTTGTAAGTACCTCCATCCAGGATAAAAGAGTCGAGTACAGGTGTACCCATCCAGCTTCTTCTTTCCACTTCTTCTCGGCTGGCCAGCTTCACGTCCTTATATTGTTCCGTAGGGAAGTCAGGCAATGTTCTTCCCCACGGAATATATATAGGCGATGATACGCCGAATACTTCAGCAAACAGATTGGCAATATTAAGTCCTGTATTTATCATATCCTTATCCTATTGCAGGTGTTACGTCCGACAAAACAGCTATCAGTTCCCGCTTGATTCTGTCGGAAATCTTACGGTAGTCTGAATCTCCTGATACGGTGAAAGTGTTGTTCATCGTCACATTCATGGTAATGTTACGTGCAGCTCCCGACTTTCCGCTTCCACCCAGTCCTATAGTTCCGTTTCCTCCAGAATTACCTCCACCTTGCGAATTATCATCTCCTTGAGGAGGTTTTATAAATGAAATACCAGTAGGATTGTTAATTTGTGGAATATCGGTCGCTTTACCATGTGAGCGGTTCCAGCTTTCCTGACCTTTTTGCTTACCTTCATTCCAAGCCTTTGCTATTTTTTCACCACCAGCTAACATTTCTTTTGCAAATTCGTCACAAACGCTGGAAAAGCTAAAGTTATCATCAAACCAGTTTGCAGGATTAATCGCTTTAAAAATGGCACTTGCTGCATTAATTACAAATTTTACAAGCTGCACAAACAGTTCCTTAATCGTATTGACAAATCCCATAAAGTAGACTCTGAATCCTTCCCAGCTGTTATACAGTGTAGCGATTGCACCAATTACAGCCAACACCCATCCGATAATCGGAATGCCATAGATAGAGCGTGTAATCAATTTGCAAGACGCAGCCCAGGTGATTGCCGTCTTGGTGATTCCAAGCTGCATGATATTGGTCACGCTGAAAGCCACCATACCTAATGTGACAATAACACCAGTTACTACACCCAATACTTTGATAATATGAGCAAAAGGTTCAACGAATTCAAAGAAAGAAATCTTCAGGTCATTAATAAATGCATCCATTCTTTTCATTCTTTCCGCAGTGGTATTCATGATAATATTAGCCTGATCTACGGCTGAATTGGAACCCTGTACTTCTTCAGTCCATTGTTTTATCTTCTCCGTATTACCCACCAATATCTGACCTGCTACTACATTTTCTCGTCCAAACAGCCTTGCCATTACTTCCGTATTGTTCATCACAGGAACCAGTTCTTTTAATCGGTCTGCAAAAGGTATCGACTTGTCTGACATTACACTCATATCTACTCCTAATGCCTGTAATGCTTTAGCAGCATCACTTGTCGGAGCAGAAAGTATAAGCATGGAATTTCGAAGAGCCGTACCAGCTTCAGCAGCTTTGATTTGGTTTTGTCCAAGTACCTGGAATAATGCATTTGTTTCGGCAAATGAAACCCCAAGGTTACTTGCTGCTGGGCCAATATTCTTCAATGATTCAGAGATGTCTACTACTTCAGCCGCACCAACCTGTGCAGATTTGGCAATCAAGTTCATCTGCATATTCATTAATTTAGCCGCTGAATCCACATCTTTTGCTTCACCCTCAAACGCATTGAATGAAGTGGTAAGTGCCCTTACAGCTCCAGCCACATCTCCATCCATTGTCTTTGATAGAGTCAAAGAACTTCTGGCCATGCTTTCTATTGCATCAGGATATTCCGCAATCTGTGGACCTAATTGTGAAAGCAATGTGGAAAACACGCCAGCTGCATATGATGCATCAACACCAAATGTTTTTGCAAGATCTCTTGCTTTTTGCTCAACCAAATCAAACTTATCACCGGCAATACCTGAAATAGCTTGAACTTGCGACATGGCATATTGGAACTGTACTCCTGGCTGAATGGCATTGTCGAAAGCATCAGTTATACCGTCCACTCCATCCTTGATTTCGTTCATGAAAAACATTCCTTTCCCGAACTTTTCAAGAATAGATGCGGTTTCATTGGCTTGCTGGCCCAACTGTTCCACCTCATCCGTGGTCTGTTCTACCGTATCGGTCATTTTCTGAGCCGATTCAGTAGCCGAACGAAGCGGACCGGTTATTTTATCCACCAGTTCAAGAATCCATTGTGTAGTCGTTGAAGCCATCTTTCTTTTCGAATAATTTGTTTACCACTGTAGCCAGTGCGTTATACACTGCTGTTTCCGTTTCTTTCAGCTCAGTTTTCCTTACCATCCGGTATTCCGCATAGAGCCTGAGCCAGGAATCCTCATCCAGCGTATCAGGGTCAACCCGATAATGATACCTCAGTATCGCATTGATTCCTTCTATTTCCGTGAACGAGGATTCCAGTTTTTCTATGCTTTTCTGATAAAAGCCTTTACGGCCTCCGTCATTTCCTGAATGGCTGAAAGCAAGGTGCTGTATACCGCATAGTCATCGTCGATGGCCTTTTTGTCACCTGCCACTACGCAGTTCTGGATAAGCACATTATTTGCTGCTTCAAAGTCACCTTCTTTTCCTTTGGTTGCCACCAGCATCATGTGTGCTCGGCTCGGACGGACAACCAGGTAGTCATATCTTCCGTCTTCTGTTTCCACGGTTACCATGCGAAGGCGGTTTCCGTATTTGGCTTTCAAGTCCTTGTGTTCCGCTTCGGTGAATCCGTTAATCTTTGATTTTTCTTCTGTAGTCAAGCTTTCGTAGTCTGACTTCTTCTGTAATTTATTTTCCATTTATATCGTTTTTAATCGTTATTTAAAGAGTTTTTTACACCGTAAGTCCCCAGTCAATATGAGAAGGGATAAGCGTGTACTGGTAAGCGATGGTCTTGTCGTTCTGCTTCACTTCTACTCCGTTGTTGGAGAACTGGCAGTTACGAATCACATCCTTGTAAATCATACCTTTGTATTCGTAGAGCACCGAAATGTCAAACGGTTCAATATCCATGATATTGTTTCCTGGTCCTACAGACTGCTGAAGCGCGATGGCTTCTTCCTTATAAAGCGTAATGCTTGCCTGTGCACTGTAATTACCTACCGCACGACCTACCGGCTTGTTACCTCTTCCGTATGCATTCTCTACCTCCTGCGAGTCGTTGTAAGAAAGTGCCGTGATTCCCTCGATAGTACGCCCAAGCATAGTGGTGGATACTGAGTTCCATCCGGCCATCTTACCGAACTTATTGATAAGCGTTTTCAGTAGTGCCATAATCAGTCAATTTTGTTGGTGAAACCTAAGTCTACAGAGAATTCATGCACAATGCCGTTTGCCACCAGTTTGATTTGCACCACAAACGGCTTGTCGCTCACGGCTGGCTGAGAAGAGTCAATGTAAACATCAAAGTCAGACACATTGTTGGCATTAACCATTGTTTCAAGTATCTGTCGTGCAAGAGAAGTCCAATAAGCAATGGTTTCAGATGCAATGTAACCTGTTGAAGGGTCTGCATCCACACGTCCTCTTACGCGAGGAATCAACGTGTTCCGAACCAGTTTTGCTCCCTTGTTCCACACGGCATTGTATTCAATGTATGCGTAGTCCGTATCCTTTGCCACGCAAGTGTGGCTGTTTGAGAAAAATACACCTGCATATCCCTGGAAAGAACTTGCGTAGATGTATCCTTTTTCATTCAAAGTCTTCTGGTCCGATTTGCTGACAGAAGTCATCAGTGTGCCGTTACTAAGTGCCGGATTTACCCATCGTCCCAGCGTCTTGTCAAGCATACTGTAGTCTGCTGTACCTTTTGCCGTGCGAGGATGACTTTCAATATCCACACTGCCCATGTTTTCATGCACGTAGCGAACAGAAAGCATACCAAGCGCACTTCCTACAGCCGCATAGTTGTTGTATTCTGTCTGGCTCTGTGCCACGTCATAGTCCTGCGCTACGATGACAGAGATATTCTCCGCTTCCAGTGCGCGAAGATCTTCCGCGCTCGATGCGTCGGTAAGATAGGTACCCAATCCTTCCAGCAGCACACAGTCTATGTAGATGTTATCTTCCATCAGGTCTTCCACCAAAAGCTGCATTGCATTGATAGCAGTAGGAAGGTCTTCATCAGCTGTCAACCCGGCCACGCCGATGGTATTCACTCCGTCTATTGCACGAATACCGTTGATAAATTCATCTTCCAGTGCCAGTTCAGACACTTTCTTGGTTTTAGGTACCACCATGACCCACAAGTCCCTTTCCGGAGAAAGACGGAACACTTCGCTGGCATGATAATACAGAAGCTCCTTGTTCTTAGTGTCGGTCTCCTCTGTCCATGTCAGTTGCTCCAGTGCTTCGATGCTGTTCAGCTTCACCGCCTTGTAATCTGGAAGTTTTGAAGGAATGGCAGTAGCACCGCATACCAGAAGCACGGTGCGGTCGCTGGTGTCGGTTGCCCGCACCAGCCCGCCGCGTACTTTATTAATTGTTACTCCTTGGAATGACATAATGTTTCGCTTTTTAAGGTTCTTCCGATACTTTGTCCGAAATAATTGCGCCCACACCGTACTCTTCGATACGGTCTACCATGCCGTAGGTCTGAGTACGGAAGATGGAAGTCGGGTCTGCGCTCTTGGTGTCCAGCGTTTCCGGAGAATACAGAATCTTCACCGAGTCGAGATGATAGATGGTATTCGGGGCGTAGAAGAACTGTGATGCCTGGAAGTGGGTATCGGGAGTCGGGCCTGTACCTTCGGCTACTTTAGTTTTTGTAGTCGGGTCATAATACACCGCATCGTTGTTTTCGAAGAACTTGAAGCCCATGAACGATTTTACCTTACCGGTAATCGGATCAATATACAGGCTTCGGTCGATAAAGAATTTCGCCGCGTCCGGATCGAGGATAAGGTCGGTCACATGCTGGGGGCAGAGTACCATGTAGAGCTGGTCTGCTATCGGAAGGTTCAGTTTCTTCACTGTTTCCAGATAAGTAGCCAGGTCCACGAAGGTGAGCCGTTTTCTCTTTCCGGCGGCCGTACCGGTAGTCAGCATCACCGGCATATCCGCACTATCACCGTTTGCAGGCGCTAACTTGTGCAGGGTATGGTTACGGATACCAATCTGGAAAGCCTCGTTGTGCTTGATGCGCACCGCGTTTCGCTTGTCGTAAGACAGGGCACGTATTTCCTTGTCGTCTACCTTAGTAGGAGTAGTGTCGTACTTCTCCCAGGGAAGGAACACCTTTTTACCCTCCATCGAGGTCGCGGTAAATTCCGAGGTATTGTCTACCTTAAACCCTACATTGTTGATCAACTTGTTGTAGCGCACCCCGTCCGCATTACGCGCGCCTTCGGGAATGCTGCCCAACACACCGATAAAATCGGCTTTGTAGTTTCTGCGCTCCGCCAAAAGCTGGGGAGCCACATACTGGTTCAGCCAGTTTCCGCTTTGTTCTGTTGCCATATTCTGTTTCTTTTATAAATTGTTACGCTTTTTGTAGTCTTCGAACAGCTTTCCGAAGCGTTCGGGGTCTTCTTTCTCCATCTGTGCCAGTGCTTCCGGGTTTTCATCCTGCAACTGTTCGAACGTCTTTCCGTTCAGGTCGGTGGGAGAAGCGGATGGGGTGTTGATTTTGGGTTTTTCCACCGGTTTCAAGGCTTCCAGCATCTTCTTTCCGTTGTCGAAGTTGGAAGTCAGCGCTTCCTTCCATTGTTCCTTTACATCGGCCGTAATCTTCTTGTCAAGGACTGCCTGATTCAGCATCGCCTCGATTTCCGCATTCTGCCGTTCTTCCTCTTTTTTTTCGAGCATATCCACGCGTTCTGCTTTGCGCTTCCATTCGCTCGCCATTTCGATGAACTGGTTTTCTGTGGTGTTGGCAGCCAGTCCGAACTGCCCTAAAAGTCCGTTTAAATCCATTTCGAATTCCTTTTTAAATTGATTATTTGGTTTGTTTTCCGTGATAGCGACCGGTCCGCTGTAGCCTGCCTCGGCTATCATCGAAGCAGTGTCCTCCGTGATGGGAGTCTTCCCGCCGATGGCGGTGGCAAAGCCGTATTCTTTCGCTTCCTTGGCATTCATCCAGAAATCGCCCGCCTCCCATTTTGCCTTCAGTTCCTTTTCGGGCATCGTGGTACGCGCCTTGTACGCTTCGTAATAGGTCTGGCTCATCTTGGCAAGCAAAGCCAGATAGCTTTCTATCTCCGCCTGTCTGCCTGATGCAAACCCGCGCGGCTGGTGAATCATAAAAAGACCGTTTTCCGGCATCGTAAACGAAGCACAGTGGATGGCGATATAAGTGGCTGCACTCGCCACCATCGCACCGCCTTCGCCCGTCACCTTTCCGGGGAAACGATTGATGACATTCACTATCTCGTTTGCCTCGAAGCAGTCGCCTCCCGGACTGTTGATGTACAGGTGCGCATCTTTTACACCCGATTCTATCAGTCCGTCGATAAGGGCGGTAAAGTTCTTTTCCGTCTCCCTCCATCCCCCAATCGTGCCTTTGATGGTAATCAGGGCACGCCCGTTTTCCGCTTTTGCTGTGATGTTCATAATTATCGCGTCATTTGTTTACGCTGCAAAGTTGGGGAATGCCCCTCACATGGCGAAAAAGCCTTTCCATGATGGAAAAATACGTCGATAAAGGGTAAAATTTTTTCCATCATGGAAAAAATACGTCTATCATGAAAAGCCCTTTTCGCCGCCTCGCATTATAATGAGACCTTTGTGTCAGAAACTTAAACGCGTATCTATGCCAAGTAAGGATTATTATAAAAAGATGCGTCTTGAAGCGCATGACCTTTATGTAAGGGAAGGCTTATCGAACAAGGAGATTTCAGAACGGCTGAAAATCTCCGAAAAGTCGGTTTCCAAGTGGATAAACGACAAGGATGCACAATGGAAAACAGAACGAAGAATGGCTGTCATCAACAGCGAGTCACAATCCAAGAACCGGAGCGAGATTCTTTATCTGATTGCAGAGGAAAAGCTGGAACTTATGAACCAGATAAAAAAAGCGAAGTTGGATGGGGATCGGGAACTGGAATCCGAACTACGGAAGAAATCATACGCACTTGACAACAGTGTAAACTCATGGAGAAAAGACTGTAAGGAGCAGGAAAAGGAAAGCCGTATTAATCTGTCTGTCTATCTTGAAATAATGGAGAGAGTTTTTGATGCGATGAAAGCCTTTGATCCGAAACTTTATTACGAAACCCTCGACTTTCAGGAGTCGCACATCTATGATGTAACCAAACTCTTAGGATAATGAAAAAAACGGATAAGGAAATTCAGAAACGGTATCTGGAAAAGGTTGCGCGTGCCCGCACTACCAAAGACCTGATTAATCCGGACGAAAGCATTCTGGAGCGTCAGACACGTATCCGAAGGGCGAAGGAGGATGTGGCGTATTTTGTCAAGACCTATCTTCTTCATTACGCCTCTGCCGAAAGCGCGCCGTTTCAGATTGAACACGCCAACATGGTGAAGCGGAATCCCTTATACAAAGGGTACGCCGAATGGGGGCGCGGACTGGCCAAGTCGGTATGGAACGATGTCATCATTCCGTTGTGGCTGTGGATTAACAGGGAAACGTATTACTTCTGTCTGGTGAGCGACACGTTCGACCGTGCGTGCGACCTGCTGGAGGACTTGCGTGCGGAACTGGAGGGGAACGAGCTGCTGATACACGACTTCGGAGCGCAGGAGAATCCCGGCTACTGGGAACGTGGAAACTTTGTCACCACATCGGGCTGGATTTGCAAGGCCTTCGGTGCCCGTCAGAAAGTACGCGGACTCCGTAAGGGGGCGCACCGTCCCGATTTGTGGGGGATTGATGACCTCGAAACACCGCAGACCATCCGCAACAGCAAGATGCAGGACGACCTCGCCGAATGGATTGAGAACGACGTGCTGCCCACCATGACGGGCGAACGACGACGGCTGATAGGCAGTAACAACCGATTCTCCTCACGTATGGTGCAGACTATTCTCAGAGAACGGCACAAGGACTGGGACTGGCATCTGGTGCGTGCCTACGACCCGGTAACCTATCAGCCCGCATGGCCTGCCATGTACACCGCCGACTATTACCGCCAGCAGGAGAGCGACATGGGGATTCTTGCCGCCCATGCGGAATACAACCACGAGCCGCTGGTACGGGGCAAGATATTCAAGCCTGAAATGATTCAGTGGGCTGCCATGCCCGACCTGCACTGCATGAATGCCATCGTGGGACACTGGGATGTGGCCTATGCAGGTAGCGAGACTTCCGACTTCAATGCGGTCAAGCTGTGGGGGCGGCACCGTAACGACTTTTGGCTGATAGACGGTTTCGTAAAGCAGAGCAAAATGAAGCTGGCGGTAGAGTGGATGTGCTGGAAGCAGCTGGAGTTACAGGCACAGGGCATTACGGTGTTCTGGCAGTACGAGAGCCAGTTCTGGAACGACGAACTGGAACGCATCCTTCAGGAAACACAGAAGGAAACGGGTGTTACCCTGCTCATCAGCCAGGAACCGCGCAGCACCGTAAACAAGCTGATTCGTCTGCTCACCATGCACCCGTATTATCAGAACGGGCGTATCTACGTAAACGACAAGCTGAAGGGTAGTCCCGACATACAGGTAGGACTGAAACAGCTTTTTGCCATCGAGCCGGGTATGACCGAACACGATGACAGTCCCGATGCCGACGAGCAGGCAATCAAGAAGCTGGAGATGTACACGTCGCCGCCTGTGACGAAAGAAGAGAAAGAAAAGCGTCAGGGCTACCGAAGACCGAGAGCCGGACGAAGTAAATATACATGGTAATATATAAAGGTATGAAATACATAACAAAGCAGGATGTCTATTCAGTCATTCAGGAACCCATGATACAGAGCAGCATCGAGAAGCAGGAAGAGATTCTCGACACGCTGGAAGCCGGAAGTATCGACGAAGTGTGCAGTTACATCGGCGGGCGTTACCGCTGTGAGGAAATCTTTGCAGAGCCACCCATCCGCAACGGGATGCTTCAGCGCGTCATCACCTGCCTGGTGGTGTACCGTGTCGTCCGGCGCAATGCCGCCCGCAAAGTACCGGACGACTACAACGAGTTGTACCAGTGGTCATACGACGTGTTAAACCGTATTCGTGACGGCGAAATGCCGCTTACCGGACTGCCCGAAGTAACCGACCCCGAAACAGGCAAGCCTGCCAGCTTTTGGGGAAGCAACCGAAAAGATGAATACTTTTTTTAAACAAACAATTATGGCAAAAACAAAACATACTGATTACGATGCGTTTGTGGAGAAATTCAAACCCAAGAAAACCACTGATGACTGTTATACGCCCGACTATATATACGATGCGGTATTAGGATGGCTGAAGAATAACGTAGACCTTACAGGCAAAGAGATTATCCGCCCATTCTGGCCCGGTGGAGATTATAAGACAGTGAACTATTCCGAAAACAGTGTGGTAGTAGATAATCCGCCTTTCTCAATATTAGCAGAAATAAAGGCATGGTATCGGGAGCACAACATCCGGTACTTCCTGTTCGCTCCACATCTTACATTGTTTTCTTCTTATAAAGAAGACCAGACCTATATTATTACCAGTGCAAGTATTATATATGCAAATGGAGACAATGTCAATACAGACTTTGTAACCAATTTGCCGGAGTTTTCCCAATACGGTATTATCGGAGATCCTAACCTGAAAGAAGCAATAGAGGAAGCACAGAAAAAAGCAAGACAGGAAGAAAAAGCAAAGAAGAACATTCCCTCCTATATATATCCGGAACATCTGGTTACTACTTCATCCATTGCATACATTATCAATGGAGGGGTGAAAGTGAAAATTCCAAAAAATGAAATGATCTTTACGCGACGATTGGATGCCCAGATTCCGATAAAAAAGGCTGTGTATGGTGGAGGATTCCTATGTTCTAATCGAATAGCAGAAAAGTTGAAAGCATAAAAGTTGAAAGCAGAAAAGTACATATTCGAATTGTCCAAAAATGAAAGAAAGATTATTGCACAATTAAAATAAATAGTCATGAGCAACTTATTCAAACAATTATACAGCAAGATTGAAACGGTAGTGCTTCGCAGCGCGACCTTCCAGAAGGTGGCCACCGAATACTATGATAAAAAGGACAAGCTCGGTATGGCTCCCGGTCCGATTACCTACAAGCGTCAGCCCTCTGATATGCGTACCAAGGAAATCAAGGACTGGCAGCAGGCCGTGATGGAAGCCACCGACCCCGACCGTCCACGCCGCTACCTGCTGCATTACATCTACCAGAACCTGCTTCGAGATGATGACCTTCAGGCGACCATCGAGAACCGGGTGCTGCCGCTCCAGATGGCGAGTTTCAAGATTATCGACCGCAAGGGTGAGAAGGTAGAGAAGGCGATGCAGTTGTTGGAGCGTACATGGTTCCAGGAACTCCGCAAGATGGCGGTCATGAGCCAGTTGCAGGGTACGCTGCTGGTAGACCTTGCCCAGAAGCTCAATCCTAAGACGATGGAGATTGAGGAAATCGGCGAAGTACCGCAGTGCAACTACATCGCACAGGCAGGGTGTATCCTTGAGAACCCTTACGATAACGAGGGCATTTCCTACCGCACGGGAGGACTGGAGACCTATTACTACCAGTTTGGCAAGGACTGGGAACTCGGTATGCTGAATGTGCTGGCGATGCCCATTTATGCCAAGAAATTAGGCTTCGGAAGCTGGCTGAACTATATCGACCTCTACGGCATTCCCTGGATGTTTGTCATTACAAACCGTATGGATGCCGACCGTGCCGACGAACTGTACAGCATGATGGACGATATGCGCGCCGGACGCTTCGGAGTGCTGCACGGGCAGGAGAATGTGGAGTTCGGTAAGGAGGTTTCCGGCAATACCACCAACGCTTTCGACCCCTTCATGGAGCGTTGCCATAAGATTATTACCCGGCTTATCCTCGGACAGACCGGCACGACCAACAACGAGGCCTACGAGGGCACGGCAAAGGTACACGAGCAGGTGGAGAAGTACCGCCATGAGGCCGACAAGCTGCTGTTTCAGTATGTGTTCAATCAGGAGATTATCCCCCGGCTGGTAAAGATCAGTCCGGTATACAGTGTGCTGGACGGCTGCCGTCTTGAATGGGACGACCACGAGACCATGAGCCTGAAGGAGTATGTAGATGCCATCAAGAGCCTTGCCTATACCTTTGACTTCGACCCCGAGAAGGTAGCCGAAATGACCGGACTGCCCATTACCGCCGTAAAGGAGGTAACGAATCAGGGCATACAGAGCGGAGGCAACCGGAAGGACAACGGAAAGAACGGCACAAAGGAAGAGCCGGACGATGAGCCGGAACCACCCAAACCCGGTAAAAAAAAAGAGCCTGACAAGCCGGGCGCGTCCTTTGCCGCCGAAATGAATGCCTTGTATTACGGAGAAACGGAAGCCCCTCATGCGCTGGCGGTGGAAGCAGCTACACTGACACTGAGCGACAAGATTCGCGACCGTATTCTGAACCGCCTGCGTTCGAAAGGCTTTGATGTGGAGAAAGACATCGAGCCAGATCTGTTCGCACACACCTTCGACCAACTGGATAAGGCACTGGATGTATTCGGCACGCCCGAATGGGGTACGCCCGACCGTGATTTTCTCGAAGCCATGCGGCACAGCGATGCGGTGTTTGCCGCCTTCAAGACACACAGGCAACAGAAAGAATTGCACGACCTGCTCACAGACGAAAACGGCAGGATGAAGTCGTTCGACCGCTTCCGCAAGGACACGGAGCAGGTGATTCAGAACTATAACGTGAACTGGCTGCGTACCGAATACGATACCGCCGTGCGCCGTGCCCGCTTTGCCGCCGACTGGAAACGTTTTGAAAAGGACAAAGATCTGTTTCCCCGCCTGAAATGGCTACCTTCGGTGTCGGTTAACAAGCGCGAGGGGCATAAGGCTTTCTACAACCGGGTATGGGATGCGGACGACCCGTTCTGGGCAACCAATTATCCCGGCAATCTGTGGAACTGCAAGTGCGGCATTACCAGTACCGATGCTCCGGCTACGGAAGGAAAGCCACCGCACAGCCACGACCGACCGGAGCCGGGGCTGGACAAGAACCCCGGCATCACGGGGCAGATGTTCACCGATACGCATCCTTATATCAAGGAGGCAGGCAAGGAAGCAAAGAAAGCGGTAGACAAGTTTCTGAAACGACACACACTTGATACGGTGGGCGATGAGGAACTGACGCGCAAGATTACAGCCATAGAGAATGAGATTCGAATGAATAAAAAATTTGAAACGGGGGTAGCATACGATAAAGACGGCAATCTTATTCTTGATAAAAGAGGACAGGCATACAGCGTTTCTTTTACAAGAGAAGAATGTAAATTGATGAAAAATGCTATCTTTACGCATAATCATCCGCGTGGATGGGCTGCCGATGAAAAGAGATGGGCGCATATTGGAAACTCGTTCAGTATTGACGACATCGCATGTGCCGTGTTTAATGATTTTGCCGAGATTCGGGCTGTTACCCCTTTATACACGTTCAGCATGAAAAGGCCGGAAGGTGGATGGGGCAAATTTAAGGATGTAAAAAGTTTCCGTACTGCCATGAATCGGCAGAATACGAAAATAAGAGAAGAACTGATGAAGGCTGTCGAAAACAAGTCTATCACTCCCGAACAGGCAGGTGCCATCCATTATCATCTGCTATGGAAACGGATAGCAAAGAAACAAGGATGGAATTATTTAAAACGTAAAACAAGAGAACCATGATTACAGAGATTAACGACCGTATGGAATATTTGAATATGTATCAGTCGCAATGCGCCACTTGCAGACATTTCGACTGGGATACCTGTACCTGCAAGGCCTTTCCTGAAGAAATACCGGATGCACTGCTGGCTGGCGACAAAAAGCATGACAGCGTGATAAAAGGTCAGACCGGAAACACTACATACGAGCAAGAAGATGAATAAGAACCCTTTCCCGGAAATAGAAAAGAAAGTTCTTAAATATATAAAGAATGACCTTCCACGTATAGCCGGAAAAATGGCGGTGGATGAGTTTCGTGAGAACTTCCGACGTCAGGGATTCCGGAACAACGGAATCACGCCCTGGCCGGATGTAAAGCGAAGGGACAAAAGTAGCCCGTGGTACGGTTTTCAGTACAAAGGCGAACACCGTACCAGTGTCCGTTATATCCGCGACCGCAAGACCGGAAAGACCCGGAGAAGCAAGACACAGCGGAAGCTAAACTTCAGCAATGCCGCCACACAAAGAGGAATCCTCATCGGACCTGGGGCTAACCTGATGAACAGCATTACCGAAAAGGAACGGAGTAAAGACCGTGTAGTGATAGGTTCCGACCTTCCCTATGCAGCCGTCCACAATGAGGGAGGATATATTAAAATATTTGGAAAAACCATACGCAAACTGCCCAAACGACAGTTCTTGGGAGAAAGCCGGGAACTGATGGACGAACTGCAAAAAAAATACCTTGCCGATATAGACCGCATTACGGATGAAGTGGCCCGGAAATACACCACATAAAACTTTTAATTCTTAAATTTTAACTGATTTCATGTACACCGAACTTTTTAAAGAGCTTTCGAACATCATTGAAAACCGCCCCGAATTTCTTTCGAAGATACCGGAAGACTATGCGAATCTGCGTGAAAGGCTGGAAGCACTGCCCGATTTCCAGCATATAGACTTATGGCACGGTCAGATAGATTATCTGAGTGAGGAACACCCGTTTCCCACGCCTGCCGTCTTCTTTGAGTTCAACACGCTTGAGATAGACGATGCAGGCAAACTGATGCAGAACTCCAGCCTTCAGGTAGACATGCACATCTTCTGGGAAACATTCAGCGACACTTACGAGGGTGCGGCCATGCAGGAAGAAGCATTGCAGTATTTGGACCTTCTTCTGCTTGTAGGGCTTATGTTTCACGGACGTAACGGAAAGCACTTCCACCAGATGCGGCGTAGCGGTACACACCGCGAAGAATCGGGAGGCTCTGGCAATCTGTACCGCATTTCGTTTCAGACGAATGTGTCGGAATTCAGCGGGCTTAATTTGAAGCAAATCGTTCAGGATGAAGAAAGAGAGGTAGGAGTTTCACGCGCATTCAATAAACCCGCACTTGATGAAGGCGGGTTGTACGATGTCAAAAATCGATAGACATCTGAGCAGAGTCGGAAAATTTTTTCTTTCCGGCTCCCTTTTTTAACTGTTCGTAATATGCCAGATTATCTACGTTGTAGAATATGCGCTTATAGATGTAGTCTGTAGACAGAAAAAACACACGTTCGCTAAGCTGACGAAGCACGTCATCCAGCCGGATGCGCTTCACGTCGTACAGATTGTGAAACATTTCCACCATCTTACGGTCTCTTGTCTTTGTAAGCTCTACGTTTCGCATGTGTAATTGTTTGATTTGTTGCTACAAAGATACATAATCAGCACGAAAAAAGCAAATTGTCAACTATTTATGGCGTGGTGTGCCTACTTTTGCAGAGTCATGACAAGTTAACTACATTATTCACACTTAAACACAAAAGATTATGGCAATTAACTACAGCATTGCAAAGATGAAGAATCCGGCAGAACCGGACGTGTACAAGTATTACCCCAAGGTACAGTCCAGCGGATCGGTAGAAATCAACGAACTGGCAGAAGAAATCGCCTATGCCACCACCCTGACAGACGGTGATGTGCTTAACGTAATCCGTGCCCTGGTGAAGCGCATTAACCTGCACATTGCAGCAGGGCAGATTGTGAAGCTGGAGAATCTGGGTAGCTTCCAGGCACAGATCAGAAGCGACGGTGCCGACACGGAGGACACGTATTCCACTTCCATGATTCGGAAGGTCACGCTCCAGTTCCGTCCAGGCGTCGGCCTGAAAGGACAGCTGAACAAGGCGAACCTGACATTCCACAAGGTGAAGAGCCTGAAGCAGCAGGAAACAGAGGAAGAACCGCTTCCGTAATTACTGCATAGTAATTGCATAATTACTGCAAGGTAATCCGTTAATTACCCCGTAGTAGCCACGTAGTTACTGCGGGGTAGTTTGTTTCTCTGATATTTTTATTATCTTTACATTCAAACACAATCTTTATGCACGCTATTTATCTTACTGACCTCGCGCTGCGATACTTCCCGCGTTCTTCTGCACGCAGTGCCGTTACCCAGCTACGCCGCTGGATTGTTCTGAACGAGGAACTACAAAAGAGACTGGAGGAACTTCACTACAAGAAGGGGCAGCGCACGCTTACGCCGCTTCAGCACGAGGCGATATGTCATTATCTGGGCGAACCCTAAATTAATTAATAATGAATAATTAAAAATGAAAATCCCCGGCATCCGGTTGCGGTGTCGGGGATTTTTTGTTAGTCTTCAATGTAGAAATCATATTCCAGCAACTCTTTCATGTACCGGTCACGCTCTGCTTTAGATTTAAAATCACTTCTAATTGTTACCCATGAGTCAGGATTATCCAAATTTTTTGCCTTGATAATTGGTTTCCCATTTCTTTCTCCGGCTCTTATTATCCAGAAACCTGAATCACATACTTTTTTTTGGTCTCTTGCGTTCATATCACTTATATATTACTATTGCTATAGTTTTAGTTCCAGTTCCGCTTTCCTTGAAAGCACCTTCTTCAATCTCGAATTTCTTCCCTCCATTATCCTCCAGCCATTGTCTGAAATCCTTACACTCAGATTCACTTCCAAATTCCCAGTGAGGACCAGTTATTGCAGCCAGGACACCGCCGGGATTTAAGCACTCATACATACGCCTCACATGCCGAATGTCCTGATTTTTACTGAATGGCGGATTTGCTATAATCTTATCATACTGTGCAACATCACACTTCGTGAAGTCATCTCCAAGAATACGTATATTATCCTTTTTCGATAGAATCTCCTTATTCTCAGGCATAAGTTCATAGCAATCTACAATTACGTCCGGACAGCTTCGATGAATCGCATCTATGATAGCACCAGTACCAGCACTGGGTTCCAGAATCTTTTCATCTTCATGCACGCCACCGGCCAACATAACCAGCCAGTCGGCTACTTCTGGAGGTGTTGCAAAAAACTGGAAGTCCTGCTGTAAATTGCACCGCTTACCTTCATGAAGAATAGAGAATACACGATCGGCATTGAATGGAAACGTGAATCCCTGCACCTTACCTCCTTGCCAGCTTCCACCAGCTTCTTCAATCCATTTCTTTGCTTCAGCATAGGATTTCTTATTAAAGTGTACTTGAGGAAGTTTTAAAACATTGTCCTCAAGCGTGCAATGCATGAGGATTTCCTCCACGCTCCATTTACTGCCCAGGTCATCCTGTTTCTTCTCCTCTTCAACAACATTTGGAGCGATCAGTGAAGATATAGTGTTTACTACAAGGTTACTTACTGACATAAATTCATTGACGCAAATAAGCGAATTTGTAATAAATTCTGTATCTACATGACCTGTATCATCATAAACATCTATGCCTTCTACTGAAACTGTAATATCTTTCAATTTCGCTACACTACCACGTAACTGAGCGATTAAATTCTCTTTTTTGTTCGTCATAACTCTTTTGTAGATAAATTCTTGTTGTATCAATACTTCCATGACCGAGTATTTCTGCAAGCTGTACCACATCATTATTCTTTTTAAGATACATTTTCGCAAAGAAATGACGGAAAGCGTGAGGATGCATCTTGCATTTATCTATACCACATTTATCACCCCAGTCTTTCATCGACTGACATAAACCACGCTGCGTAAGTCTTCCGAATTTTCCTACGGCAACATATCCTGTCTTGTTCTGTTCTTTCACATAACTCTTTACCTCAGTTTGCAACTGCTTACTAAAGAAAAATCGACGATACTTATTACCCTTCCCTTTAAGTGTTACCTCCCCATTAAGTATATCTTCCCACTTTAACTGAAAGAACTCGCTTACCCTTGCTCCTGTTGTAGCAAGTATCTTAATGAAAAAATAATGGTCTTTGTTCGTACGAGTATATAAATAATCAAGAAGATTTTTATAATCAGATTCTGTCGGTACATTTTCCGTATTAAGTTTTCGATTAAATTTTGGTCTCTTTAGCTCTATAGGTTTTTTTATCCATTTGCTAAACCTTTCGAGTGCAGTAATTCGAAGTCGTATTGTTTGAGGTGAAAATCCTTCTTTTTCCATCATTTTTACAAACCTTTTGTAATTGTCAACAGATACCTCATTAGCATATTCAAAATATTTTTTGATTGAAAATGAATATATTTCCAGAGTATGTGGAGAATAATCTTCATCCTGTGTAAGGTAATACACAAATTCATTCAGAAGCTTCATATTCTTTTCCGAAATTATACTTAACTTCTCAAGAGGTTTAACTACCTTTTCCTTTTGTGAACGAGAATATCCAATTCCGAGATAATTAAGAAACTCACATAAAGAATCTTTTATGTAAGGTTTATCGGATAATTCAGCTGCATTCCTCCTTATATATTCTTTATAACCTTTACGGTTTGTCTGACAATCACTTTCCAGGAATAACTTTACAGCCTTAATACTTTTCCCTATACTCTCATAACTTTTATCTGTAAGATAAATATGTGAGACATATCTAAAAAATAATTTTTCCATTTCATCTGGCATCTGGTTCCCTCACTGAACTTCTCTGATTATTTCTAGTATATCATCAGTTATTTTTCAAGGTTTTCTAAGTAAACAGTTTCTCAATCTCATATAATGATA